TTTGATACAGCATCTTCATCAATAAAATATGCTAAATCTGCCCAGTGATTAGTGCCATCACCTATTTTAAATTTATTAGTATCGGTTTCATAACCAATTTCGCCAGCATTTAATATTGGGTTGGCGCTAGTCCATTGAGCTGCAGTACCTCTGCGCTGTTGCATTCTTGTTGCCATTATTATCCTCCGTATGATAATATGCGTATATTATAACAGATAATTAATTAAAATTATCTATTGCTATTCCACCATCCCATGTTGCTTCAAAACTATTTGTATTATAAAGTCCACCACTCACTAAATAACCTGGCTCATTATATGCTCCACCACTAACAAATGTGCTTACTATAAGCCCAGATCCTTCAATAGATGTATCGTGAATGTGATCTTGTAAAAGCTCAGCATCTTCAAGAGTTGCTATTGCTACCCAGGCATTGGAGTAATATACTTGAACTCTTTCAGTTAAAGTATCAAACCATAAATCTCCGTTTTCTGGAGAAGCTGGGGCAGTATTACTAACTGGAATAGAAGGAGAACCAGCGATTGCATCAACATAAGATTTTGTTGTAGCATGTGTTCCAAGTGTAGGGGTAGCTACTGTTACGGTACCCGTAAAATTACCACCACCACCAACAATCAGACCATTTTTTACTTTAAAGTCTTTGTTAACTGTAGCCACTGGTTCTCCTCTATTTCAATTTATACTAACAGAGTACCCATTACGGTAACTGTTGAGTTATTATTAAGAGTTGTAACTCGTAGTCTTGCATCACTACCGCTAACATCAGCAGTAATTGTAGAAGCAGAACCATTTGTACCAACTATTGCATATTCTGTTATTGCAATATTATCAGATGTATCCATTGTCAAGATAACTTTGGAAACTTCTGTATGTGTGCTATATGCTGTCTTGACCAAAAATTCAGCAGATCGGTATGATGCCTTTGGCCAAGAAAATGCGGTAACCTGGCTTGCAGATGCAATATTTCCAGTTGTTGCAGCAACTTGTGTTGCAACAGCATTAATATCAACTTCTGTAAAGTTTGGAACTACTGCTTGAAGGGCTGCAACTGCACGAGCGTTGGTGAAGTAAAGGTTTGTTGATCCTTCGTCAAGTTCGTCTGTATCAGAATCAGCAACACCATTTTCAGCAGCAAACGTATATGTTGCAGTTAAAGCATCATATGTAACTGAAATATTTGTTTGTGTACCAGTTGTTAATGGTGTAACCATTGCAGCTTCTGCACGAGCATTGGTAAAGTAAAGATTTGTTGATCCTTCACTAAGATCGTCTGTATCTAAATTGCTAACTGCAGCTTCTGCACGAGCATTAGTAAAGTAAAGGTTATTTGCGCCTTCAGAAACATCATCGGTATCAAGACCAGATATTGTGTTTCCAACTCCAGTAATTGCATTATCTACATAGAACTTTGTAGCAGCATCTTGATTATTAGTAGGCTCTTCAAGATTTACAATAGTAAATGTATTAACAGCATCAATGTTGTTAGCAAGAACTATTCCATCTCCGAGAGTTTTATTACTGAGTGTTTGTGTCTTAGATGTACCGACTATATCGCCGTCAGTAAGTCCATCAATACCGTGAACATCATGAGTTAAGATTGAGTGATCAGAAACTGCATTTCCAACATAACTAAGACTTGCAATAACATTGCTATCAACATTAAACTCATTACCGTCAAGGTAAAGTCCATATCCAGCAAGGAATGTTCCTGCACCTGAGAACTGTGTAAAGTAGATTGGATCTACTCCAATTGTTGCAACAAGCTCAGATGTCTGTACCCAACCAGTATCTGCCTGAGTATCACCACCAGATACGAAGATGAAGTCACCACCATCAACTTCTGCTGGGGCATCAAAGTCTGCTGCACGAACTGCTGCACCAGATGCTTGAACGACATAAATACCATTCTGAGAAGCTGTGCTCTGATTCTTAACAAGAACACGATTTCCAGTAGCAAGCGTTACACCATCAAGAATGTCCCCATTCTCAAGGTCTGTTGCAAGGTTAATATTTGTTGTTGTTGCAGCAACTGCAGATGCATGAATATGTAGACCTTCAGAAACAGCATCAACATATGCTTTTGAGGCTGCATCAGTTGAGCTGCTTGGTAATGGAAGGTTTGTTACAGTATAGTTATTTGCATCAAGGTTTGATCCAAGAGTTTTATTAGAAATTGTTTGTGCATCAGATGTACCTACAACATTTCCAGTAACACCATGAACTCCAGATGATACGTTATGAGCAGATATCGCACTAGATACATCTGCGTCTGTTGCAATAACATCATCATCAATACGAATTGCATTGTTTGCTATTTCTAATCCGTATCCAAGGTGGGCGCTGAATTGTCCAGAACCGTCATATTGAAGTCCTTGACCAGCACTGAGAGCATTGTGAACTCTTGTATTTGAGAAATACAGGTTATTTGATCCCTCATCAAGATCATCTGTTGTAGAATCTGCTACACCGTTTTCAGCTTCAATTACGAGTGCTCCACCGATTTCAGTAATTGAAATGTTTGTTTGTGTAGCATTTGTGAGCATGCTAACAACTCTTGCATCTGCACGAGTATTAGTAAAATAAAGATTGGTGCCTTCTGATAAATCACCAGTATCGTGATTTGAAATATCAGAGACTGTGCCAGTTACATCACCAATTAAATCTGCTGTAATTGTATTAGCAGCAAAGTTTGCAAATCCATCACGAATAACAACTGCATTTGCAACTGCTTCTGAATTTGCAGATCCACCTATAAGACCAATAATATATGTCTGGTCTGCTGAATCTTTTGTAAGAATGTCATATCCATTGATGGTACCATTAGCACCTTCAACGATAAGACCGTTTTTGATTTTAAAGTCTTTGTTGACTGTAGCCATTTTTTATCTCCTTGTAGTTTATGCCTTGAGACCAATTCGTGCATAACGAACTGTTACAGGCGTAATCCCCACTTGTGGTGTTACAGTTATATTTACTGTACTACCCGCACGAGAGACAGCAACGGTGCCAATATTCCCATCATTGTCTATTGTTCCATACTCAGAAACAGAAACATCTGATCCGTCTACAAGTATGGTTAATTCTGTTGCATAAAATTTATTATCTCCAGCTGATGTTTTTGCTATTGAAATAATATATTTGACCATTCTCCATACTGTTGCATCAAAATTATCAACAACAGTAGCGCTTTCAATTCCAGTGATAGTATTTTCATTGTTGCCATAGCTGCCAAGATCTGTTGCTTGAGCAGAAGTACTATCAATTAGATCAACATAATCCTGTTCCGTAGGTCTATCGCCTGTTTGGAACTTTGTCTTTACTGTAGAAAGTGGTAATCTGGCCATAGCCAAATTATAACATATTATTACAATAAATCTAATTTAAACATAGAATTGTTTTGCCAATACGTCAATGTTTGATTTCTAGAGTTAGTATGTATAGTATTTACATGAAATTGATTGAGCGCAGATTCAAATTGAGTAGTATATGTAAAAAGTGGTATTGAGTAACAAAGACTTCCTGTATAAACTATCCCCTCTGGAACAGATTTCATTCTATCTGGACTAAAGGTATATTTCCCATCTTTGGTATATTTATTTACTAGTTGTTCAGCAAATGGTCTTTTTATTAAATATACCGCTGCACACCAATCTAATATTTCTCTAAGGTGAAGTCTTGGGTTAATAACAAAGTTATTTGTTATAGCTAATTGTAAGATATCATATTTTTTATTTACAGCACTAAAAAAATCTTGCCAGGTAAAGTTCCAAAAATCTACTGTTTCAAGACTAACATCATCTTCCATGATGATTCCATATTCTGAATCAGATGTTTCTAACCAATGCCTTATTGCTTTTAAATGTGACATTCCGCAAGAAATTTCGTTTTTTGAAACATTAAGTTCATTAAGATTATTTATTAATTCATTTAGATCTTCTTTTGATCCATCTATACCATTTACAAAATTATATTCTAATATTCCATATTTTTTAAAATGGTCTTCTATGTATGATTTACGATCTTTTGATCTTTCCATATTAATAATATAGATTGGACCAAAGCCATCAAGTTTATTCAAACCAATATGTTCCAACATGAACCACCTTAGCATATGGGGCTAAATATATTTTACCACCTAAAGACTTCCACATTTTACAAAAATTATAATCTTCTGAAAGCAATCTATTTGATTCTGGATCTACCTCTGTTCTCCAAAAATCATAAATTGTTTCGCCATATGCAATTCCACCAGTATTCATTTGATCAGATCTATAGGACGGTGTTTTTTCTTTTAGTAGCTGAAAAACATTTCTGCTAATTAACATTAGACCACTTCCTATATAGTCTACCTCAACGATTTTATTAGGATTATTTTTTAAGATTTCTTTTTGTTCATTAGATATATTTACATTATAAATTGATGTAAATTTAGATAAATTGCTTTCATTATTTTGTGCAGCAGATTTTACTCTATCCCAATTTATTCCTTTCATTGGAACTGCTGCACCAATAAGATCAACATTTTCTTCTATCATTTTTAATATATGATCTGGATTAAAACCTTGATCGGAGTCAATAAAAAGCAAATAGTCATTTCCAGTTCTTAAAAATATTTCAGTAAGCGTGTTTCTTGCTCTTGTTATTAAAGATTCGTTTGCTATATCACTATAATTAACTATATATCCATTTTTGCTTAATAAATTTACTAAAGATAAAATGCTTTTTAAATAAGCACCATGGCAAATACCTCCATACATTGGAGTTGCTATAGTTATTCTTTTCATTTAACCACCCTTTATAATATAAAGTTGCTATATCCAATAATTTGTAAAGGAATAGCTGGAACATTATTTGGACCATATCCAGGAACCTGTATTGCGGTAAACCTTACCCTAAATGGTAAGGCAGACTCTATTACAGATATCCTTCTACCAGTTTTAAATGATGTTCTTAAAAAATCTTCTTCTTCTATTCTTACTGCTCTGCCATTACTTTTTTCATATAAAGCAACACTTGCCATTATGCTGTTACATCCTCAAGAATTGTCATTTTACCTTGAGCAACTGTCCAAACAATTTCATCCTGTGGCAGTGATAACTCAATATCCCAAATATCATTTGTTTGAAGAGTGAGACTTTGTGCTGCTGTTAATGATACAGTAAATTCTCCAGGTCCGTCATCTACATCTGCAGCTGGTGTAAGCGTATATAGTAATGTTGCGGTGTCAGTTATTTGTCCAGGTACGACTGGGTTAGTCGTTGGTCTTTTTATTTCCATTTGAATTGTCCAGTCAGCAATAGTTAAAGGGTTTCTTTCATCATCTGTTACATAAACACGAAATGATGAGGTGTCTCCACGAACAACTGTCCAATTAACATATGGAGGACGCTCTCCAATATTATATGTTCCTGATCCAGACCCTCTGAATGTTGCCATTTTACCTCTTTCAAAAAATTGTTTATCTATTATATCATCAAATGAGGTTGACTCGTCAGTAATATTTGTGTTATACTAGGTGTATGACACCGTTAAGGTGTCATAACTGTTTCTAGGAGGAAAACTTGAGAAACTATAAAATACTATCAGGGGTAATGATTTTCGTGCTTGCATCTGCTATTTTTACTAATGGTATCAATAGCTCTTTTGCTGCCCGAAATAATTTGCTAATTAAAGATGCCAAAGATATTAATGCCACCCACAAGGTGGCTCTTTTGGTTTCTAAGAGGGCAAAGAGTAAAGCAATACTGAAGAAGTATGAAAATGCTCATAGTTTGACCGATAGACAATTGGTTGAATTACTTAAGGCTGTTGGGTTTCAAGGAAATGGACTGAGGATGGCTTGGGCAGTCGCCAAAGCAGAGTCCAATGGTCGTCCTTTTGCTTTTAACGGAAACGTTAAAACAGGCGATAGCTCTTACGGTATATTCCAGATTAATATGCTTGGGTCTCTTGGCCCAGATAGAAGAGAAAAATTTGATCTTGGTCTAAATGCCGAACTTTTTAGCCCAGTCAAAAATGCCAAAATTGTTCATCATATGACAAAAGGCGGTAAAGACTGGAGTTCTTGGTCATCTTATAAAAAGGGTGCTACCCATAAGTGGCTAAAGAAGTTTCCTAAAAAATATGCATGATAAATGGCCCCGTTTAAAAGCGGGGCTATTTTTTATGAACTGTATACGATGGATTAATTTTAGATCTATCAGAAATATCAAAATAGTGACTTAAAATGTTAATTCTTACACCAGACGTAACTTGGCGCACACCATGCCTTGTGTAATAGCCAGGAAAAAATACAAGGTCTCCGATTTCTGGTTTTAATGAAACATCATAATCTTGAAAATATAACTCTCCACCCTCATAATCATCAGTTAAGAATAACCCCATAACATGTGTCTTACTGCCTAAGTCTTCTATAGGTTCATCAAAATTTCTATCATCTTTATGATCATGTAAAGTAGCACCTTCAAACATAAGGTTTGCATGTGATCTATTTAGTTCAAATTCCCCAGATATTGGATAATTCTCTAGAAAAAATTTATATCCAAAATGTATCATTTCGTACAGCTTCATGTCTGGGTCATATGGTTTTGTTGCTGGATTCTCTTCATCAAAAAAGTATGTTCTGCCACCCAAGCCAAATGTTCCATATGATTCCCTTGGATCTTCTTCCATATTTTCAATAAAATAAGAAGCCATTGTTTTACAATAATCTTTATCTAAATAATTTTTAATTACATGATATGGGTTTTTAGGTAGCTCCATTTTTTAATTATACCATATATGATATAATAAAAATGTGAGCAATAAAGAAAAAACAATATTAATAACAATTGCATCTTGCAAAGAATATTATTTATTGCACACAATAAAATCTGCTATGAGTTCTGCAAAGTATCCAAATAGAATATATTTTACTATTTTTAATACTGTTTTAGATGAAAAAGATTCTTATTTATACAATGGATCAGAAGAAGATTTATTATTACTTAAATCTAAAAATATTGTATATGTAGAAACATTTTCTCCACATGTTCTTGGAATAGGGTTTTGTAGAATGAATGCTGCTTTATTATATGATAGAGAACATGACTTTGTTTTTCAGATAGATGCTCATACTATTTTTGATAAAGACTGGGATGAAAAATTAATTAATAATTACGATATTGCAGAAGAGTATGCTGGAGAAAAAATTATTTTAAGCAACATGATGCATGGTTTTGATTATGATATTAATAATAGAGAAAGTTTATATTGGCAAGGAAATAAAAAAATAAGTTTTTATAATTTTGATTCTGACATTGAAGAAACAACTACTTTTATGCCATCAATAAGAACAAATGGTAGAGACGGTAATAATCAATTAACTGAAAGTTTGGTTGGTGTTGCTTGGGTTGATGGCGGGCAATGGAATGATGATAAAATATCTTTTAAAGATGTTGATTTTCATGAAGGAAATTCTGTTTGTGCTGCCATGATGTTTTATCCTTTTAAATATTTGCTAGAGTTTCTTCACTACCCAAAGGATCCATTTTTTGGAGATCAAATTAATTTTTCATTAAGACTGGTCAGCCGTGGTTTTAGAATTTTTCATTTTTATAAACCTGTTTTTATTAGTTTAAGTAAGCCACAGCCAGAGGTTGATGGTGAGTATCAGTGGAAAGCTGCTACAAAGGCAAGTGACTATATAACATATATAAGAGATCATGCGATGCAGCATCATAAAGAAATATTTAGTGGTAAATATTTTGGATATTGGGGTGCGCCCAATGAATATGCATTAAAAAGATCAAAAAAAATAATGGGTATAGAAAATTATTTAGAAGAATAACTATTCTGTTGCAGTTTCCAAAACACCAGCATCTTTTAAAAATCTATCTGGATCAAATCTCCAACTATCTTTAGCAAAAAGAATCATAAAATCTTTAATTAAAATTTCATAATTTTCTTTTGATAAATATGGTTTTGTTTTAGACAGTATTTTTTGTGCTTCAATATAGTCTTGTCTTACAAACGTGCATTCTCCAGCTTGATTTCTTTTTAACACCTTTTCGTTAACTATTCCGTTTGGCTCATAAAGCTTTACTGTTAAATAATTACGAGCAAATCCCCAATCTTGATATTTATTATATGCCTCTGATGCTTCAATAGAATTAGTGTAATAAATTATTGTTCTAACTGGGCTTTCTCCATCTCTTGCAATCGTAAGCATATATGATGACTCTGTTTTATTTTTTACACGATCAATATAATCATCAACCATTTCTTGATGTATTGATTTTAATTGTTCACTCATTGCCTAACCTCTTTTGCAAGGTGATGAGTAATTAACATTTTTCTACCTTTAATAACTTTTAATGATTGATGAGTATATGGATCTCCAGATGGATACATTGCAATACTGCCAGATTTTGGCTTTAATCTAATGTCATGATTCGGAAAATATAATTCTCCTCCTTCATAATCATCATTTAAATAAACAACTACTGTATATTGAAGATATTTATTAGTATCATTTAAATCAACATGTGGGCCCATGTGCTCACCCTCATTATATTTATTTACGCCAATAGTTGTTTTATCATTTTTTAATACATCTATAGCATATTTTATATAATCTTTTGATAAATCAAAAATTTCTCCATACTGTACTGCACATTCAGAAATATAATTACAAAGAGACTCAATAACAAATTTGCATTTTTCTGCTTTATCCGAATCGTCTTCATTATAAAAAGATCTTTTCATATATTTTATTTCACCATAAACATGCTTGTCTTCATGACCAGCATACCAAGTATGCCATCCAGTAATTGATTTTGTATCTAGAGATTCTATATGGTCTACTATCTCTTGATAGTTAGGAATTGCATTTGGAAAATAGACTATTTGATCTTTTAATATTTCATACTCTTTATTCATATGGACTCTTTTTTACAACCTTTGATCCACCATTAAATTTTTCAATTGATTCTGGATCACTTGGATCATACCCATCTTTAAATATAAAGCCTGGAAACATATATTTATCTCCACTCTTCATAATATGTACCTGATGACGGTACGGAAATGTAGATGGAAAAATTAAAGCAGATCCAGCTTCTGGTTTAATCCAAAAATCAATAAGATCTTTATTTCTTGGGTGATTGATATCTGAATGAGGCTTTAAACCCATATATTGTGGATCTCTTAAATCTTTATCATGAAGAATCCATGACAACTCTCCACCATCATAATTATCATTAACATATATGATCATTGACCACCACAAGCTTTCATCTCCAGCTTGTGCGTCAAAATGTGCTCCCATTTCTAATCCAGGAATGTACTTCATAATACCAGCAAATGGAGATAGGTTTGGATTTGGAATATCTAATCCTCTATCTTTTATAAAAGCTTCTGCAACATCCTTAATGCATCTTTGAATTTCTGAAATAACATACTCTGCTTTTTCTCTTATTTCTCCAGATAGTAAATGCAAATTATTGGGCTGCATATCTTTTTTACCACCAAAAGAATATCCATCTCCAGAGTTTGATAACCATTTTTGCCATGATGGAATAACAGCCTCAATTTCTGGATCTCCATCTGTTTCAAGAATAATTGATAAAAACTTTTCATGTTCTGGAAGAACATCGGTGTAGTAATATATATTTTCTTCTAGTTTTTTTTCTAATTTCATTTTACATTCCATTCTCTACTATGTATCTATCATTATACTTATTATTATCATAAAACCCTATTATTTTGACAAATCCCGTAAGCACATATCTAATTGGGCCTGGACCAACTGTAACTACTCCGTGCTCGTATTCTTCAGTTCCTGGAAATACAAGCATAGACCCAGGCTTTGGTTTTAATTTTAAGTTAATATTTTTAAAAAATATTTCACCGTCAACGTAGTCATCATTAATATATAAAATTGTTGCATACTGTATAGCTGGATCAGTATGTTGATCGGTATGAGATTTTAATTCTACGCCCTCTTGCATTCTTTGCAAAACGGCCATTCCGCTTAGCTCGTAATTTGGATTAGCTTTTCTTATTAATGGATCTATTCGTTCTAAAATAATTTTTTGTATTTTATGATCTTTTATGTTATAGTTTTTGTCTTCCCAGTTTCTAGTTATTTCAAACTTTCCCTCATTTACAAGATTTTCAACATCATCTCTGCCAAACTTTTCAAGACAAAATCTTTTAAGATTTGAAGTATATTCTATCTTCCAGTCTTCTTCTTTAATTGATGCTATAACATTAAGTAGCTCTTGCACCTCTTCTTGAGAAATAAAATCTTCAATTAATAAAATTTTATCATAAATTTCAGTAGTTTTAAATCCTACCTCATCTGCCTCATTTTTAAGAAATGCTGACATAAAATTATTCTTCTACCTTATACTTATTGCCATTAGGACTTAGCTTATATCCTTGCTCATGAATTTCTTTCCACGAGGATTTTAAAATCTCTTGATCTTCTCTAACCTTTTTCATTTCTTCTTCCCAAGCAGCAACCTTTTCTTTTGGATATGCAGATTCATCTCTATCATCCCAAAATGATCCAAGAGTATATCTTACACCAGATGTGATTAATGAAACTTCATGAGTATTTTCAAATCCACCAGCAAATGAAGCAAGTAGTCCAATATTAGGTTTAAGCTCATATTGCTGTTTATTAAATATTAAAGACCCGCCTTCAAAATCATCATTTAAATATAAAAATGAAGCATATCTGCTTCTTTCAAATGGACCAGTGTTTCCATTTAAATCTGTATTATCAGAATGCTCTCTTGCAAAAGCACCTTTTTCCCATTTTTGAGCATGAAAACCAATTTTATGTATGTCTTCTGGATTCTTATCATGAACTTCTGCAACTGTGTGAGCAACCCTTTTTTCAAGATCTGAGAAAAAGGTGGCAGATAAACCAAAGTCATTTAATTCTGGGTCGTTGTCATTTGGAAGTACAGAAGAATATGATTCATAAAACGAAATAGGAGTCCATTGAAGTTTTTGATTAGATGCCTGTGCTTCTATAACGTTAATTATTGCAAGACATTCTTCTGGAGTCAAAAAATTTTCAAAAACTACTATATCTTTTGTTATTCTTTTTTTGTTCATGGTTTTCTATCTCCAGTATGCTCTAATATTGTCCAGAAAAATGGACATGTGTATCTTATGCCGCTTTTTATTTCTGTTACCCCATGTATAAAGTTTTTATCTCCTGGGAAAAAATAAGCTGCACCCTTTTTAGGTTTAAACTGAACTCCCTGTAGTGGAAAATAAAGTTCTCCACCTTCATAATCATCGTTTAAATAAAATAAACTAGATAAATCATAGTATGGAAAATCATTTGGCAAGCCAGCATCTGGTCCATCATGCAACTCTTTATCTGCGTGAGGTTTTTGAAATTGACCAGGAAGCCATTTAACTATTGTTTGTCCAGTAGGTTCTACTTTTACTTTAAAAAAGTCTTCAATAATTGGCTGTAATCTATGAAATAATCCCTCTATAACTGGACCAATTTCTGGATCATTTTTATCTAATGATGGTCTAGTAGCTACACGATCTTTCCAATAGTTGGCATCATATATAACTGTTCCATTTTCATTTGTATGGCTTTCTGTTACATCCCATATCGTTATAGATTTTGCAGATTTTTCTAAAAACTCAATTTCTTCCTGTGTCATAAAGTTTTCTAATTCAACAATCATATCTTTACTATTGCCAAACCAGCCAGAGGGTGTTATTGATGTTTTTTTATATATATTTTTATTTAATATCTCTTCCATAAAATCATTATACCATTTCCTTTATTATTTTTTTCTATTATCATTTACCTTTAATCTTAAAACTTTTGTTTCATGCTCACCCAATGATTCTCCCTTTTCATTTACGGCATCTCTGTACCAATCTGTCCACTCTCCAGACTTGTTTACTTCTTGAGCTGCTTGACCATATAGCTGATGAGCTTTTTGCCTTAGCCCTTCTGGATCAGCATAGTCGTACATTTCAATAACAGTGTTATCTAATGATTTTAATGATATTGGAATAATAGTTGCAATTGGGTCCCCAGATTTTATAGTTATTTCTTTTTCTGAAGTTTTTGCTTTTATTGCTAATGGAAAATCATTATCATGCCAAGATGTGCTAATTAAAGAAGACATAACTTCCCAATCAGGACTAAAATAATTAACTGGAGTAATAGTAAGCATGCTAATGTTTTGCTCTGTTCTAAAAATTAGTCCAGTATTAAAACTGACGCTTGACTGACCTCTTCCAGTATAACAAAAGTTTTCACCATTTAAAATTTTAACATTATCTGATGATGTATCATTAATTCCATTCCAAATAAAAGAAACATCTTCTTCTGCATATAAATACCAGCCAATCATATTTGCTTGTGTTACTGGAAAACATCTATATGCATGTTTGTCTGGAGTAGCATCCATCCAGTCTCTTTTAACAGACATCGGAGCAATATTCATTTTAGAATAAGAATTTTTTTCAACAGCAATGTTTAACATTATTCCTCGTCTGGTAGATACATTTCTTTTGTATGAAACCTTTTATTATAATCAAGCATTGTTACAATTGAATATTTTGTTCCATCTTTTACTGGCATAGCCCTATGTGGATACATATAGTTTGAGGGGAATATAAATAGATCTCCAGCTTCTGGTTTTACATTTAAATTTTGTAATCTAAAATATAGCTCTCCTCCCTCATAGTCATCATTTACGTATGAAACAAG